GACTGTAGGAATAATAATTTAACCGATGCGGAATTAGAATTGTTAATCTATTTTGACTGCATGGATTTCTTTACAAAGCAAGATTATAAGATAGGTACTTATGCATATAGTTGGGACAATAGACGCTGGAACAATTTATTAAAAGAGGGTTGGATAGTGGTTTGGAGAAATAGAAACCATACAACTCAAAAATATAATATATATAAAGTTTCATTCAAGTGTAAACAACTAATAAGCAAAATGTATCGTATAATGCTAGGTAAAGAAGATATACCTACGAGTCATAGAAACAGTATAATGGCAGGCAAAACTTATAGCGATACAGTAATGATAACCGCTATAGAAAATACTAATAGCGATAAAACAAGAAATAAATATGATTAATAATCAATTGCAACCAAACATGATTAGCCCTAAGGCTCTCAGTAACCAAAATACAATTCAAGGTGTTTTTGGTCAAGCTAATCCTAACACTTTTACAAGAACTGTTGGAGCCCCAACAACGCAAATGACAAGTCAAGGATACGTTCCTCCAATGGACCCGACAAACCCAGGAATGCAGAATGACGTAAACGCTATTATGGCACAGTCAAACGAAGCTATACCACCACCTTACGGAGTACAACAACCTATAACGCCAACTTACGATTTAAACGCGCAATAATTATGAAAGTAAACATAATAAAACATCCAATGGATTCTCACGATAAAGCTGCTTCTGATTCAGGAGTGGGCGCTAACGCTTTATGGAATGGCCCTTTTAATACTGATTCTTTGCCAAAAGGTAAAGGTTCTAGTTCTGGTAAAAATGGCATTATACTTAATAATGACAAACCAACTTATTTAGCGGGCTCTATAACGTCAAGAGCTAAAGCTAGATTTTAGTATTATGTCCTTAGATATAGTTAAGAAAAACAGTAGCTCACCGTTTCATCTTCAACGAAGTATTGTTGATCAAGGTGGATCAGGCGGTGCTTATGAATCTGGTGGATTTAATCCTGATATGGTTTACAATAACGATGCTGCCAACCAAGCTATAGAGTCGTTGGGCAAAGTAATAGGCGCTGGCTTATCGTCAAGAACTGCCGGAGATGAAAACGAAGCCAACAAAAACAAACTTAAAAGACTTCAAGACAAAGGAACTCGTCTTAACGACAAATCTAAAAGCGCTGATCCTGAAAGAAAAGCAAAGCTAGAAGGAAGAGTGTTGCGAGTAATTTCAAAAATAGATAACACTAAGAAAGACATTTCTAAATACGAAGAAAGTATTAAACCTTCTTTAAAATCAACATTAGGGGTAGACCTAAGTAAAGAAGCGGCTAAAGAGAAAACAAAAGCGCAAAATTACGAAGATACTTTTAAAACAAAAAACAAAATAATAGATTATAACCCTATAAAATTGGAACAAGAAACAAAATTAAATCCAATTCTAGGAATACTCAAAAAAAATAAATAAACAAACACTTAAAACTAAAACAAACACAATGGCAAAATTTATTAATATCCCAACGGTTGCTACAGGACAACCTAACCTTTTTTTTAATGGTGATAATGTTGTGACGGTTGCACCGCCTGATTTATCATCAGTGTCTTTAGCGGCTGGAGCGGGAAGTACAACTACTATCACTGTAACTAGCACAACTGGTCTTTTGCCTGGTATGACGGTAATTGTAGCGTCAGGAACAGGAGCTTTTGCAGCTAACACAACAGTGGTTTCAGTTACTGACGCTACAACTTTTGTTGTATCTGCGGCACCTACTATTACATTAGCAGCAGCTGTAATTACTGCTCAGCAAACTTATTGTACTGTGTATACACATAATAAAATATTTAGACTTACATTTAACGGAGCAACTCTTGCTATCCAAAACGCAAACGCTGTTGCTGGATCTGTGCAAATAAACAAGGCAATTCTTGGAACCTATAGCGGACCTAGTCTTTTTAATGTTACTTTCAATTCTGGAGCTATCTCATTAATTACTGTAGTATAATAATAACAAATAAATAAAAAAATAAAAATGACACAATATTTAACAATCCCTACTACAAAATCAACCGCTGGAGTTGATGGAATTACTTTTAATGTAGACTTAATTACCACAGTAGTATATACAGGAACAACTACTTTTGTTATATACGTAAATAATAGAACATATACATTTACTACTTCTGCAGCGGGAGCAGCTGGAGCTGTAGCGGTTATTAATAATGCTTTAGCGGCCGGCGGTCAACCTCTTGCTTCTACTGTAGTATTACCTGCTGGAACAACAATAGCAAATATTCCTGCAGTAGTTTAATAATAACAATAATAAAACAAAAATATCATGGCAATTAAAAAGAAAATCGTAGAGAAAAAAGTATCTACAACTATGCAGAAAAAAGAAGATATGAAAAAAGGATCTCCCGCTAAAATGAAATCAGCGGCTTACATGAAGAAGAGTGAATCCCCTGCTAAAATGTCTTACGGTAAATCACCAGCTAAAATGTCTTGCGGTACATCACCAGCAAAACAAATGGTTAAGTCTTCTGCTAAAGCAACTCCGGCTAAAATGAAAAAATGCTAATATGGCATTTATAATGAATGGAGCGCCATATAGTACAAACAACACTCCAATATACAGCGTTTTGTTTATAAG